ACCAACATCTTTACTAACGATGAAATTGATATGATTATAGGTCACATTAAAGAGATGGTTAATATGGGATTCACGAGTTATGTATTTATGATTCCGCGTGAATTATATGATAAACGAAAAGAACTTTATGGCGAAGATAGAATGGCATATATGAAATTCTATAGTGATATAGAGAACATATTTGATGGCATTAATTTCGAGGAATTATGTAGTTTAGAACGCACAAGTTATGAACGTTACCAAGATTCTGAACCCATGGAGTTTGATGGTGACATCATTATCACAGACCCGTGCTATATTATGAGAGATGACCAAGAGGGAAACGATTATTCTACCTATCCTGATTGGTGGGATTACGTCACCAGATTTCGCGAAGAAATTAAAGATGGGAAAACATTCAGATACCCTCCGCGACATTCTGATTATCCAGACTGTGTAAACGGAGAGTCTCCCATTCTCAAGGCTGAATGGGACGCTCATAGCCGTGCGTATGAAAAATGGAGAAATGAACAGCCAATCAGCGACTGGGAAAAGAGTGAATATGGAGATAGTCTTGACGTTCTTGGCATCAATCACTTTATGACTCGCAACACAATTTATGGCGATTGGAGCTGCACCACTTACAACACCGACACTCGCAGAAAGATAGGCAGTTTTTGCGCCGACGCAGGATTAGTTTCCGTCATTCTACTCGATGATGTGTTAAAATATAATCCGTCTTATGATGACCACATTAACAAAAAGTGGACGACAACTTGGATTAAAGATTTTAAGGGCACTGTTCAATTTGTAGTCAAAGAAAATCGTTGGACTCTTGACCATGATACAAGCTATGGTAAAAAGGGCGATAAACACGTTGATTATAGCGTTGAGGTTGTTGGTCATGGAGTAAGCAAGAAAACTAACAAGCCTATTAACTTTGTTGGTAAACAGACTGGATTTTAACGGAGGAATGAAGAAAAGTGATTGATTTATACACGGCATTAAAACTATGTTCAACCGAAGATTATATTATGTTATATGGTGATGAATTAACAAAAGAAGAGATAGCCGAAAAGTATGACTTGCGAAAAATCAAAGTAAAGAAAATTTATTTTGATAGATGGCATAATATAATGAGATTTGAAACGGAATAAATTTAGAGGAGTGAATAATATTGAATAAATATACAGAACTTAAATCCAAGCACCAAAAAGAGGTTGACACATTCCCATTCGGATTTGCATTCAATCAAAAGCAATTCGATGAGATGATGAAGAAATGGGATCTCAAACCTACGGACATCAGAGAAATCTTGACTCTCGGCGGAGGTAGTTATATCCGCAGAGACGACATTAAAGCAATGAATGAAATGTTTGACCGTCACGAGGCAGAGCGTAAAGCCGCAATGCAGGATGATGAGTATCTGTATCAGATGTTCAATTATGAACTTGGCAACCACGAGTATGGATATACTCAAGACCTTACCGACACGCTTGAAGCACTCGGTTTAACTATAGATGAAATTAACACAGACCCAAGAATGGCGGATGCTTTGAAGAGAGCGATTGCCGCACAGGAGGAGGAATAAACTATGACGCAGAAAGAAGTCGCAATCAGCGCAATGAAATCACTTGACATCTATAAGCCTTACATCAAGAAGTTCGAAAAAGACGGCACGGTAACTCTGTTTGAGAGATTTGGAGGTTACTACATCGACGAAGATAATGAACCTGAGCTGCTTAAGAAAATCAAAGAATTTGAAGTCGAATATGGCTCAATAGTATACGCTGTAACTCACACAATGACCGAATTTGGTGAATTGTATGAACTTCTTTGTATCAGTAAATATGAGGAAGAGTGGGAAGATACACTCGAAGATATCAAAGAGGGCTATGCATTCTCCTATGTATGGAATAAGACAGATGACTGGTGCAGCGAGTTTGGCACAGTTGCCGTTAAATCCTTTGGCGGCGGAATTACAAGAGTAGGTTAACAAAACATTTTACAAAAGATAAATTAAATGGAGGAAATAAACAAAAATGAAAGGCTATACAGATTTCGCAATGGGATTCCTTGGTCCGCAGGCAGTTGCAACAAAGCCAATCGGTTCAAAAAAGTATATGGATTGGAAAAAGGTACAAAAGGTTGTAGATGAGCATCCTAATGCGGTAATTCACGCAGGACTTCAAGAGGATTGGAATAATACAAGCGGCTTGATTTACGCAAAAGGTAAGTATTATGACGGTTATGTTTATGGATGCTCTGTATGGGCTACACCTATTGTCGATGTTGACGGCGAAGAAATTGAGTGTTGGACTCACGAAGAAACTGAAGAGGGAAGCGGTAAACCTTCTTGGTGGGGCAATGGTCAAGAGCTGCTAAGCGAATGGGACTATGAAGATGAGGATTAACAAAACAAAATGATTATGATATAATATAACTGTCTGGGCGATTCGGACATATACGAGCGAAAGGATGATAATTATGTTAAAAGTAGACAAATACAGATACAAATTCATAGAAAATGACATCGAGGTTATAGCAGAGGAGCACACACTTATTGCTCTTGCAAAAGCATTGAGAGAAGCTCAGGTCGAAGGTACTTGGAGCGACCTTGCATATCAGATTGAATATGCGTTTGATATTGACGGCGTGAGAAGCGAAGACGAGGAGGACAACTAATATGAGTATGAGAGATTACGCAGTTGACGATTACGGACTGCTATTAACAGAGGAAACAATGAGAACCATCGCATCAATAGTATGTGATGACTTTGACGATATAGAAGAAGACGAATACGGTGATGCTCTTTATGATGAGGGCATTTGTGAATATATTGGAGACTTCTCAGGAGAAGCGTTCCGTATTACAGATAGTGGATGTCATGAATACGGAAGCACAGAGAGTTATAGTGGAGATCGAATCTACTATGTTCCGATATGTTCATATTCTACGCTATTCAAGCCAGCATATGAAAATATGGACGAGCTGATTGCTGAGTTCAAGCAAAAACTCGGCGAGTATCTACCTGAAGACTTTGATTATCGAGCAAACATCAGACACATTGTCGGAACGTATTTTGGTTAAGGAGGAACAAACAATGGTAAAATCAAATAATATCTATAACCCGCAGAGTTATGTAGAGGGAATCACAGGTAACTTCTTTATATCTAAATATGATGGAACAGTAAACTGCATTCGCAAACATCTTGCAAGATATGGCTTTGACGACCTGTGGGACTACCCACTAACAGAAATTGACCACATAGTAGAAAACAATCTCAACGTTGTTCTTGTAGATTGCTCTCATTATGAGGGTGATGCATTCATCAACGAATATCGTTGGTTCGAAGTACCTGAAGATTTTAAGGAGGAGTAATATATGAAACAACTTACGCTTGGACAAATAATTGAGGTAGTACACAACTTAATGAAAGATGGTATGACAATGGGCGACATCTGTGCACTCCCTATCTACCTTGGAAACGATGACGAACTTAATGGCATTCATTGTGGATGGTACACAAATCTTGTGGACATTGACAATCCTGAAGATGCAGACTTTGTAGAACTTATCAATGAGGACGGATGCAATATCAAGCTTGAGGGCAAAGCAATACTAATTTCCTAAGGAGGAATATATGTGCAAATATACTTAGTGGATAAACAAAAATATATTAACGTAACATTCGATGAAGTAATGAATATTCTTGCTTCGGGACTCAATCCAAATGAATGGACAAGAGAAAACATTCAGAGATATCTATTGTATTAACACGACAAAATGATTATAATAATCCTGAGGAGGAATAAATAATGAAAACAATTATAGATTACTTAAAAGAACACGGTAAATATGAGCACGATTTTGGGGGTCGTGCTTTTAATCTAGATTTGATTGGGGAAAGCATACTTCTGACAACGGAGAGAGGTAAAGAACATGTCATCCTTGTAAATCAAAAAGGTTGGAATATTGAGAGTGACATACGAGACGCCCTTGAACTAGACAATATTGAAATCAGATTCTGTGAGGAATGCGGCAAACCTTTCGATGCAGGGTTTATTGCAGGAGACGGAGATTGGTACTGTTGCGAAGAGTGTTTCGATGGCGCTATGGACACAACTTACGGTAAAGGAAAATGGAGACCTTCTGAAGAAGAGGGAGAAAACGGAGGCTGGTATGAAAACCTAGACGGAGACGAATGGGTAGATACTGGCATCTACTACACAGAATGGTATTAAAGGAGGTAGTCTGAATGACAGACATTTTACTGCAAAAGTTCTTTGAGAAAGAACGTTGGGAGCAGGCACTCGAATTGGGTGTCGGCAAGGGAATTGATAAAGGTGAGTTGAGAAAACTTACCTCTCCCGAAGTCAGACTTGCAATGTATAACTGTATTGTGAGTAACAACTATGAGATAGCTCCGCCCCATCAAGTGGCTATTCCCAAGGACAATGGAGATATGAGAATTGTTTATGTAAATGAGAATGTTGATAGAATATTCTTGTCTATTGTGAACAATTTGTTCTTTGAAATGTTCCCCGAATTTGTGCATAAGTCATGTAAGTCATACCAGACTGGGCTTGGTTGCGGCAAAGTTGTACAGGAAGTATCAAGACAGGTAATCAGCGTCAAAGGTCGAGAAGTTGGCTTTAAGGCAGACCTTACGAAATATTTCGACACCGTTCCGATTGAATACATTGATGATGTGTTCGATAGAATGGAAGAGAAATGCGGTGAGTCGAAGATACTTGATATTGTTAGAAAGTATTATCATACAGACTTATGCTTTGATGTTGACGGCAACTTGATTGAGCACTATCAGTCATTAAAGCAGGGTTGCGCAGTTGCTTCGTTCTTGGCAGATGCGGTGCTCTATCACCTCGATGAGACGGCAAGTATGATGCCTGGATATTACGTAAGATATTCAGATGACTTGATGTATATTGGTGAAGAGTGTGATTCTGCCTTTCGGGTAGTTAAATCTATCTTGGAGGATATGAATATGACGCTCAACCCCAAGAAAGTTGAGCAGATTTATAAAGATAGATGGGTCAAGTTCCTTGGTTTCAACATAAAGGGTGACCAAATCACACTGTCCTCTTCTCGTGTCAAGAGTTTCCAAAAGGAAATTGCTTCGAGAACAATCAAACAGCACAACATTTCAATGACGAAAGCGGTTAACTCGGTTAATAACTTCCTCTATAAGGGAGACGGTCGATACTCTTGGGCAACATCAGTACTGCCTATAATCAATGTTGAGAAAGACATTGAAACGCTGAATATGTACGTTATGGATGCCTTAAGAGCTTGCGCTACTAAGAAGACAAAGATTGGCGGTCTTGGAAGTGTAAACGACCAGCCCGACCACACAATTCTTAGAGGCACAGGAAAGAATGTAACAGCAAACCGAGCAAAAACCGAGAAAGAAATTCCTGGATACCTTACATTGAAGTGTATGCAGAATGCAATTCTGACAAGGAGAGCAGTATATGAAACATTGGTAAGATGTATGTAACACGACATTATGATTGCAAGGCAATGAAAATTTAATCAAGAAGCAATAAATGATTTCGAGGGGCGGCGATGCGAGGGGCATCGCCTTGGATGGAAACCACAATTGCTTCTTAATATGAAACCTATAAAGTAACGTGTCATCATTGTGAGCAATCATTTGGAACACACCACGAATTACAAGGCAACTAAATTCAGTAATGCGTCTACAACTCAGGATAAGCGATCATCACACGGCGCTATCCCGCCGCTTTCTGATCGCTTCTCCTGATTCAGACGCCTTTCATGAAACAACTAAAGTAATGTGTCAAAGTTGTGAGTAATTCAAATTTGCAGTACAGCAATAAATTACAAGGTGGCAGCATTCAATAGAAGGCGCTTCTAACCAGATTCGACGGGATACGTCCCGCCTATCTGCGGGACGTTTCCCGTCTTTCATCTGGCGATACGCCTTCACATATGAAACAAATAAAGTTATGTATCAATGTCATGAGTAATTTACATTCGTAATACAACGACAAATTACAAGACAACAGTATTCAAGAAGCGACGATTTAACCTGTGAGCCGCAGGATGATTACTGGGAAATTTCCCAGTCTCATCCTGCCACTGACAGGCATATTTCGCTTGATATGAAGCTAATAAAGAAATGTATCGATGTTGTGAGTAATTTGAACCCGTAGCATAGCGGTTGATTGCAAGGTAATTAACTTCATGCTACAGGTTGTTTAACCCGAGAAGCCAGCCTCATCACCTCCACTATCGAGAGAGGAGATCAAGGCAGGCTGCTCGGGCACAACCTGTACAAATGAAACAGTTAAAGCAATATGCCGAAGTTATTGAGCAATCTATGGAGCACACCAATAGACAACAAAATGATTATATTCAAGCATCAGATAATTGATAAGCCCAAACGACGCACATAATCCATTATCATAGATTATCTGCGTCGTTAAGGCTTCCCTTATCTGATATCATGAAGCAATTAAAGTAATGTGCTGCAGTCATTGAGTGTCTATAAAAAATACAAGGAGGTCATATTAATGTGTATTTATTTTGAAGCACTTGAAAGAGTGGAGAACGGAGAACCATTCTACATTGATTTCGAGAAAAGAATTATGAAAGTTGGTAAGGACAAGCTTATCGACAATGGTGAGTGGGACACATCAAAAGTGCTGCATACTCACCAAATCTATGACTTGCCAGTTCTGTTGCATATGGTGAGAGAGTTGTATAGAAATTATAAATACTCTCTTCCGAGCGAAAGAAGTGACGGTAAGAGAAAGAAATATTTCAAAGCACTGTCAATAGACGAGCTTACTGACGAACAGTTGATTGTTGGACAGCCTCGTGAGGTTGCACAGTTTACGCTTGAAGCGTTTATATTATGCACAATTCTCAGCGGAGACTTTGTGTGGGATGAAGAAATTATGGGCAAATGGTTCTATCAGCGCCCATCAGACCCTGACCTGATTATCTTAAGAAGTTGGGTCGAAGGAAAATAATTATTAATAAAAAAATAATGCGACGCTCGGCAATACAGAGCAAATAAAACAAATTTGAAGGAGAAACAAATTATGACGAACAAGAATGAAAGAATGAACAGACTTAACGCTATGGGAGTTAACACTAGCAAGTACTTTACCCTTGATGCTGGAGATGGCACAATGATTTACCTTATTATCGACAAGAATGGCAACCCTGTAAAAGTAGACGACATCATCGCAAACTCAATCATTGAGGATGGTTACGTAAGAAATACCAAACTCCACAGAAGATTCGTAATGGCTCAGATGTTCCACGCTCTGAACTACAAGTCTTATGATGGAAGAAAAGAGGGCTATAACGAATACATCAAGAGAATGGGCTTCAAGTATACATTTGATATGATGCTTGAGGAAATCAGAGTACTTAGCAAGCTTGAAGCAAGAGATACGGACACATTCGTAGAGAGAAGTCACTTCTTTACTAAGGAAGTTATTGAAGCAACTATGAATGATTATCTTGAAGAACTTAAGAAGTATATCGACGCTCTTCCTAATAAGAACTGTAAGGGTATTCCGTATAAGAGAATCAAGGGCAGAGATATCTTTGTAGTAGACATTGATAAGAAGATATATGCACCGCTTAGAAGCAGAATCAACAGCGTTAAGTATGCAAGAAATTACAATGAAATCTATAGAGCTGTTGGTTACTTCATGAGTGATATGATTAAGCTTCCTTATAGCACTCCTCAGAGCAAAGCTTGGTTTGATGCTTACAAGGGTGAGGGTGCGTTCTATACTCTTAAGAATCTTATAATGTTCCACGGTTGTGGCATCAAGGTTGACAAGTTCGATGTTAGATACGGAATGAGTGCGGTTGCATTCTTAAATGAAAAGCTTAATGAGTATAAGGGTGAAGGTTGGAGAATGTTTGCTCTTATGAAAAAGGTTATTGCAGATAACAACTTTGATTTCAAGGCTAGAATGTCTGAAATCTACAATGACTAATTAATCTACTGCGGATAGATAACGCATAACACACAAGGTATTTAACTTTAATCAGAGCTGTAAATGATATGTCATACAGCAGTCTGAGCTGGTTATCACCAGCTAATACTGCTGTATTTACATCCGTTTACAGCTCTCATATGAAACAGTTAAAGATATATCTACAGAAATGCAGAGTGTGTTGGTATAAGCGCCGATATACACAAGGGAATATAATTCAATAATGCAGCAAATAACTCCTGAAATCGGATCATAAGCAGGGTTATCATCCTGCTTATGATCCTTATTCAGGATCATGCTGCACATATGAAACAATTAAAGAAAGCTTACAAATTCATGAGTGTATATAAAAATAAAAGTTGGATAAAGAAGAGGGAGTTTAATTATGGCAAAAATGAGTCGTAGAAAAAGAGCATACGAGGCGTATAAGTTAGATTGGATGATGCGACACGGATATACGCTGGCAGATTTAATCAAGGAATTGAAGTCTTGTATAGAAGAGGTTGATGAGGACGAAGCCATTGATTTAAAGGAAATTTTTGAGGATTGGGAATTTGATTATGGTTTTCATAATGAAATCTGGGCATGTTACGAAGAATTTTGTGAGAATGAGTATCAAGACAAAGAATATATTAAACAGCTTTTAGGGGAGAAATAAATTATGAAAAAGCACATTATATGGAGCAATATGAATCTCGATATCGAGGACTGGAGGGAAGATTACAAAGAGTCTTGCGAAAACAACGATATGGAATATGATTCTGATGATGAACTTGCTATCTATGAATGGATGATGGAAACAAATGATGAATATCTTGATGATGAACGTATGAATCTCAACAAGGTTGTCGAAGGTAGAATTCTTGTTATCGCAGACCTTGGTCTGTGGAATGGCAGAAAGTCTGCTTATAAGATTGTAGAGAGCGGCAATATTAAGGATATCCTTGGATTCACTTATGAATATGCTGAATTCTATGGCGATGGTTATAACATCAAAGGAACGGAAGTACATCATGACGGTACAAATCATTACCTGTACAGAGTAATTCGTGAGGATAGAAATATTGTGAATCTACTTAATGATATCTGGGATGGCAAAGAAATTACATCAAAGAAATTGAATTATTATACAAAGTCGCTTTATAAAGATGTGGCTAAAATTTATGGTTGGAGGTAGCTATGATACATTACTACAAAACAACAGGAATTTATTCAGATTCAAACTTATTAAGAGTTGAGATCCACTACAACAAGGGCAGAGGTTACGAAGCAAGAGTAACGCCGTGTTCAAAAGGAGATGGTCATTATAGCGTTTTCTATAGTCCCGAATATTTTCAGTATTACAACACATTGGCTTGTATGCTTGTGCCTTGTAGTCGTAGAAGCGCAAAGAAAGAGCAGGAAGCATATTTTCTTATGAAAGACAAAATGAACTGGTTACTTGAACAGTATGTAACTATGGCGGAAAGCAAAGGTGGCCGACACATTGAGATTGTCGGAGAATTGGAGGAGTAATTATGAAAATTGTTAGAGATGGAAAAGAGTTTGAATTAACCCAAGAAGAACTTCGCAAGGCATACGAAGCAAAGAATATGGAATATCTGAAAGAAGATGTGGCGTCTCAGCTTGAAGAAGATGAGGATCTTGATGATGTAGATCTTGAGCTTATCGCCGAAAGATTTGAAGACGCACTTGAACACAATGATGGATATTGGGATCATTATTGGGGCACCATGGGATATGTAATCAATGAATATATTAAGGAGAATAAAAACAATGACTAATGCAGAATTTCAGGCAAAACTTGACGCAATGTTTGCGAAGCATCCTATGATTGCACGTAGCAATCCTAAGTCGCTCAACGAACTGATATATGTTCTGAGAATGGAAGAAGACAGAGATTATGCAATCAGTACCAATGACGGCGGATGTATTCCATCTGTAAGAGAAACATTCGTGCCGACCAGAGACCTGGCAAAGAAGGTTACAAATATTGAGTATGAAGAGTTCGAGGATGAATATGAGGGAAAGACTTATCATTACTCAGCCATAATTGTAGATTTGATGTAAAACTAATTAAACAATACAAAATGATTTTAAAGGAGAATCGTATTATGACACAGAGAAATATTTATGTAATGGATTTTATCGTTGATAAGATGGCAGAGGGCGCAAAGCTCTCTCAGGCGCTCAAGCAGGTATATAATAAGAGAACAGTTTGCATTCCTTATAATGAATCAATCTTCGGAGTATCTGTTATGGACTTTGAAATGTCTGGCAGATCGACCAACGCTCTGAAGAGAGCAAGACTTGATACACTTGGTGATGTAATTCGGTTTTGCCAGCACCATAAGATTACAGACATTACTAATCTCGGCAAGACGTCTGGTATTGAGATTTTTGAAACAATACTCGATTATTGTTGGGAGCATATGCAGGTTAAAGAAAGAACAAGTTTCTTGATTGATGTAGTAGAAAGAAATAGCGACAACATCCGTGTAGATGTCGCATAAATAAAAAAAATAAACCGAGCCCAGGCGGTTAAACCTGGGCAGAAGGAGATAAAATTATGGCTAACAATTGTTTATTTGATATGAAAATTACAGGAAAAGCAAAGAGTATTAAGGAGTTAATCCGAATGCTTCAGTGGAAAGACGAGTTTAAAAATAACGGGCTCGGTCGTATATATGAGTTTCATTGCGATACAGAAGACATTGATAATAAAAATGAAGACGAGATCGTAAGCGTGGAAGGCTATGGCGATTGCGCTTGGTCCGTACTTTCAGCCATGATGAGAGAATATAGAGGAGACAGCCCGTCTCTTGAGAGTGAAGCAGAAAGGCTTGAGCTTGTGATTGAGGTGTATTCTTCGGAGCCTGGATGTGCCTTCCAGGAACATATGTTATTCGCCAAGGAAGAGACAGTAATCAATGAATGTGTTGATTATGAGGAACATTGGATATGGGAGTTCGATACTATCGAAGAGTATAACGCAGAGTATGAAACAAATTTCACCGAAGATATGGTAGATGATAATGGAAACATTTGTATTGGCGGTTTTGGTGATGACTATGGTATGTTCGAAGACCATATGAAATATTTTAATAAGGAAGGTAATTAATATGAAAAGATGTCCCAAATGTGGTTGCAAAAAGTTTTTCGTGACGGCACACGTTACGCAGGATTGGATAGTCAATGAGCACGGAGATTTTATAGAAGTTATTGACGACTGTGTTGAAGTAACCCACTTCCCCGATGATATGGACTTTTGGACCTGCACCGATTGCGGTCATGAGGATCGTGGTAGCGCATTTAATATAAAGGAGGACAAATAAAATGTATAGTAAACCAGAAGAAACTTTAAAAGTAAAAGTAGAGGGTGGGTATTTGTATGCCACAATTTGTGGAGATATAGATTATCCTGGAATATGCGTAGAATTTGTTGCTGATAATGATAAGGGTGAGAATTCAAGCAGACCAACCGTGCTAATGGAGAAACCCGTGGGTGATGAACTGAGAGCACTGGTGTGGGACGATAAAGACGATGAGGATTATACAACAGAAATTGTTTTCAATTAAACAGTACAAAATGATTAAAATATGATACAATAAAGGAGAAATGTAAAATGGGAAAGAAAGCTAACTACACATTTACACAAGAAGAAAAGATATTAAGAATAGAGGAGTATGCATTGCGCAGTAATGAAATCTGCGCAAACAACAATAACAGAAAGCTTGGAAAGGCATGCATTTCTGTGCCGTTTCCTGTAACCGTTTGCAATCCTGATGCACCGTGCTTCAAGAAGTGTTATGCACAACATGGATGTCAGAGCTTTGCAAATGTTCAGGGAGCTTATTATAGAAATCTGAGACTGTATAATAACAGCGCAGATGATTTCTTTGAGCAGCTGCATTATAAGATTAAGTTCAGCGGTCTTCCTATGGTAAGATTCTTTGATTCTGGGGATTTTCCTGATGGAGAGTTTCTTGAGAGAAGCGTAGAGTTGGCAAAGCAGTTCCCTAATGTAAAGTTTATGGCTTATACCAAGAAGTACGATCTGGTAAATAAGTATCTTGACGACGGCGGAAAACTCCCCGATAATTATAATATCTTCTTCTCTGCTTGGGATGTGCTTTGGGACGTGCCGAATCCCCATGGGCTTCCTGTTGCTTATGTGAAGTTTAAGGAAGAAAGATTTACGCCTGAAATTCCTAAGAATGCGTTCCATTGTCCTGGCAGGGAAACGAATTGTTCTGCTTGTGGGGTATGTTGGAACAAGAAGGTTAAGGCAGTTTACTTTGACGAACATTAAACAAAACAAAATGATTATAAAAATGTAATTTCATGAAGCGGATTTAGATATGAATAAAATCAAATTATATGCCACTTATAACAGACAATGCTATGTTAAGGGTTATGGCAGAATGTTTTACAAAAAAGGTGTAGAACTTGTTAATATCAAAGATTACAACGGAAATGTTGTAATTGAAAAGATAAATAAGGCCTTAACAAAAGCACTGGAAAAATGCCTGGGGTTTGTAGACGGAACAAAAATAGAATTTGATGCGGTTATAGATGGCAATGATATTTCCTATATTTCAAATGTAAAAGAAGTTAAATAATAAAAGGATAATTTTATGAGGTGATAAGATGTATAAACTTTATATTTGGTATCCGTGGGATTTTGGTAAATGGATTTATAAAGGCGAGTTTGCAACAAAAAAAAGATATAAGCGAACAGATTACAAACAAAAGAGAAACTACATACAAAATAATTAAAGGTGATGATGTGGTAGAATATCACGAAGCACAAGGTTATTGCTGGAAATATGGAATGGCAAGACCTAAACCGATAAAAGTAGTGAGGGTTTAAATATGAAAGAATTAGTTGTACTTGAACGCAAAAATGGTTGGTATGGTGGTTATGAAAAAACCAAAAATGGATATGAGCAATTATTTAATACAGACAAAAACTTATTGTTTTGTAGTATTAAAATTTATACCGACAAGGGATATACAGTAAAATGTTTAGACAAAACACAAGAGGAAAAATTTATGCAAAGCAGAACAACTTTTGATGAGTATATGAAAGCAAACGGATATATTTAAGTAAGATAAAATGACGATTTTAAGAGGAAAAACTATATGAAGATAATAATTAAAGCTAACTTTAACACAGACAGAGATTATGGTATTGATGGCTATAAGTATTCATATTCAACCGTTTGCGAGGATATAGACATCAATTTGTCAGACAGAAAGTTTAAGATATATACAAGGGAAAATAATCAACATCCATTTGACGATGAGTACAGATTCATTAAGGTATTTGAATGTGAAGATGAAGACTATTGTAAAATGCATGCTCGTAGTTATTTGGAAAAGCTACTTTGCAATATAAGAGTTGGGTTTACACACTATTATCTTATTGAGGATTTTTACAAAATGTTTGATAAAGCAATAAAATCCATAGGACACGAAGAATATTTTTATGATGGCATTAGCGGAAATTATGATGGTACGGATTTAGAAATTCGCACAATAAAAGAGTGATTTTAGATGGTGCAAAGTATGTCAGATGATAGATTTGAAAAATTAAAGCAGATTGCAAAAGACGAGTTTGGTGTTTCGATAGTCAAGTGCGATTGGAGTAAAGAAGAAGTCTGGAACGCAATTCACGAATTGTCGGACATTAGAGCAGGATATAATCTGTTTGACGATGAAGAAATAAAAAAATACCACGCCTGTTCTCTTGCTATTAAGGCATTGAGAGAGGCAATAAAAGAGTGATTTGATGGAAGGTTGCTATGGAAAATTACAGAGAATATTGTGTTGTTGCCGTTGATAGAAGTAAGTGGGGCAACAAATATAAAGAATTGTTTAGAGGCAGAAGAAAAGATTGTAAAAGATTTATAACCGCTTATTGTAAATATCGTCCAGATGAGATATATGAGTACGATTGCAAAACAAGAACCACAAGAATTATTAAAGATGAGGCAAATGGGGAATGGATTATTGTAATAGGCTGTGTTGTACATCATGTGTGCATTAAAGAAGTTAAAGGCGACAATGCAATTTATAACACGATAGATACAAACGACCGCTTTTATAAGGACGATTGGAAAAAGTTTTTTGACAGAGTAAGTGATTTTATAACGGAGGAAAGCAAATGATGGAGATTAAATTAACAAAAGAAGAAGAAATCAAGTTGAGAAAATGCTTGTATAATGACCTTATGGATAAGGCTGAATACCACTACGATTTAGAGCCAAACAAAGAAGATGATTTGGACGATTTGATGCGAAGTTATTTTTATTGGGGCGATGAATACAATGATGGTTATATCCCCGAAGAAGATTTTGACAAGGACGATAGATTGTCTATGTATCTCGTTCAGGAGTTTAAGAAGTTTTTGGAAATTCCCATATCAATTAGATATTAAGCGCATAAAAGAGTGATTTGATAAGGAGTTAGATATGGCAGCAAATGAAGATCAGATTAGAGCTTGGGTAAACCGAGGAATTAAAACTGGCGCCACCCATGTAATTATTGTGTGCGACCATTGGGATTATGACGACTTTCCTGTATATGTAGATAAAGGAGAGTCTGTTCAAGAAAGAGTGGCTTATTACAATGGAAACAACATGTGTTCTGTAATGGAAATCTATAATCTCTCAATGGATATAGAAGAGCAGATGAATGAGTTCCGTGCGTGGAATTTATAAACACATAAAAAGTGATTTTAACGGAGGTTATTATGGAAATTAACTGGATTAGTGTAATTAAAAATGGCAATCCAAAAGAAGATGGAGAATACTTGGTAACATATATTGATGGTTCAAGCAATCCCAAAGTCACAGTTAGAAGATGGCAGACGGATAGATGGTGGTTTGATGGAAAATATACCATTGTTCTTGCTTATGCGGATATGCCGAAGCCGTATGATAATTATAGGCACGATATGGAATCGTTGTAACGTAAATGATTAATTTTAACACGGAGGATTTAAATATGTTTAATGATAACGAAATAAAGTTGATTGCTATGATTGAAAGAGCAAGAGCATATGTAAAAGGTGAGGTAGAACTTGATTGCATAGATGGTGAATGGTATGCAAGAGATTATAGAGAAGATTTGGGTGGTGCAATTCCCATTGAAGCAGAGCCGTATAGAAAGCCTTTAATTACAGATGATGAAGCGGATAATAAAAGCGTTGACATTATTAAATGTTGTGAAATGTGTGGCATTTATTATGTTGGATAAGAACATAAAATAATGATTTTGAAATGAAAGGATGGATTTAAGTGTTAAATGATAAAGAAACAATGTTGGTATTAGAAGAGGCAATGAGGGATAATATGAGGTTTTGGGTACGTCAAGGGTTAGATGAAAGAGAGGCGTTCCTAAAGGCTGTTGGCGAAATTAAGGAGATGACGACTTGATGAGATTGTGTTTGGGTGAGGAGGATTAATTATGAAAATTGAAAAAGGATACAAGCTATTTGAAATGAGGGACGATGGCAAACTCTTTCCTCTCTTTATTGGTAAGAATGAAGAAACCGTTATGGATGAATGGGTTATGGCAGAGATTGTAGAACATCATCCTGGGTTCGCCCACAGACCAGGCTGGCACCTGGGAACTATGATGCCTAGTGCGCCTTGGCTTATGGGAGCAGATGGAACATATAAATCTCAGCGAGGCAAGAGATTTAGAAGAGTGTGGTGCGAGGTAGAGTATGTGGCAGACGTAGATTATACATCTATGGTTGAGCAGCTACCGAAGAAGTGCTTTACAGATAGATTGCCTGATGGTGGCTTCTATAATTTTAAGGAGTCTGGTAATAGATTATGGGTTATTGCAGATCGTATTAAAATTACAAGAATCATTAGTGAGGCAGAAAGGATGGAGATTCTGAATAAGATGAATTATGATGAGCAAGAAGCATTCGAGCCTTACAGACAGGCGATGGCTAAGAGAATGAAAGTAAGCTAATTGTAAATAGTTTATTAATACACCACAAAATGATTGACAAAATGGCAAAATTATGCTATAATACAAGCATGAAGAAAAGAGGTTAAAATGAACAAGACAAAAAGAAAAGAATTGTTTAAAATCGAGGAAAGACTATCAATTATTAAAGAATCCATCAATGATCTTAAATGTGATTTAGAGTATGTGCTTAGCGACGAAGAAAGCTCTTTAGATAATATGGAGAGATTTGCGGGAACGGATAGATATGCTGCAATGGAAGAGGCGATTAATAATATGAGTGATGCGATTAACTCTCTCGATGAAGCAGCTGATAATATAGACAGCGCGTTAGAATCCATCAGCAATGCGCAAAATTAACAATAAAATGTGATATAATATGAGGGAAAGAGATATGGAAGAAGCAAAGAAAATACTTTATGGAGGCGAGAGCTCTAATGTTTGTGCCTATTGTAAAAGAAAGGGTTGTTATATGACCGTAAAACAAGTTAAGAAAAAAGAATGTCTTAAAAAAGAATGCCACCATTTAGACAAGATAGAAGACCATGAATGGTGGAAACAAAGGGAGCTTTTAAAACAGAAGAAAAAGCAGAATAAGGCGTTAGCGTTTGCGTAAGGAGGCGGTTAAATGTCTTATAATCATACGCGAAATTATTTTGATTTTTATGGTAAAAGATATGGCGTTGGAACCGTTGTTAAAATTAGACCAGGAGGAACATATACAAGTCGGCGAGAAATAGAGAGGTGCGATGGCATCGCAAAATTTATTGGCGGACTTGAAAGTGGGTATCTCAAATTTAGCGGCGTTATACCCCCTGGAACGGGATTTTGTGGTATAGCGGTATTTGATAAACCAGAAGATGTAATAGAAAAAATCATCGAACCTGTTTTTTACGAAGACAAGCCAACATGGAGGATTGCAATGGATAATTACGCAAATACGCCTCCGACAAGACGTGCAGATATTGTTCCTGGTACAGTGTTGTATATAACATCAATTCTTGTAGGCACAATATTTCGGGCGGCAGTTGGAATATGGATTATTGCAACTTTCTTTTATTTAAAATATTTAGTTGATATATATAGAGATTAAGGAGATGGATATATTATGGCATCAAGCGGAAGATTAGAAAAAGAAGACAGACTGAGAACAAAAATAGAAAATAAGCTGGTCGATTTACCTCAGGTGTTTACGGAGTTTTATAATGACATGAGAGGTGACAGAAAATCATTTAATACAATAGACACTTATATTAATTACGTTGCATCATTTATGAATTATATATCTGACGACGGCTTAAAAGAGGATTTTTATAAAAAGGTAACAACTCCAACGATCAAGCAGTATTTAGTGTCGCTGCAAACCAGAAATGTAGACGGCCAGACCGTCAGAACAGGAGATGATATTCAAGCAACCAGATGGTCTGCTCTTAATACATTTTTTATATTTCTTATAAATAATGATTATATTAAAGAAAATCCTATGACTAAAACAAAGAGACCAAAAATCAGAACTGAGCACAAAGTAACCTATTTGACGCAAGAAGAGATACAAGAAGTATTTAAAAACATTAAAGAGCAAGCTGGAACAAAATTATTGAATAGAGACTTGGCCCTTATTTCCTTATTTATTTCAACGGGGTTAAGAAATAGTGCCCTTACTCAGATAAACATAGAGGATATAGATTTTGCCAACAATACTATTAAAGTTGTAGAAAAAGGAAATAAAGCAAGGAACGTGCAGTTTGGGACAAATATGAGAGGATTGCTGCTATCTTGGCTAAAAGATAGAGAATTGTATTTTTCAGATGCAGAAACGAATGCCTTGTTTGTAAGTCAACTTAAAGAAAGAATTTCTACCCATACAATCGGACAATTGGTAGAAAAATATACCAAAACCATTAAAGGAAAACACATCACTCCTCATAAATTGAGAGCAACTGCGTGCACTCTAATGAGCACACAAGGAGTATCGATTCAGGTTATTAAAGAAATGGTAGGACATGAGAATATTCAAACCACAACTCGATACGTTGGAGTATTAGAGAAGGAAAAGGAAAATGCAACTAACGTGTTGGATGGCAATCTCTTTTAATATTTCCATACCACAAAATGATTGCAATAATCATTTTGTTATGTTATAATGGCAAAGCAAAATAAAAAAATAAGGAGTCGATATATGTGTATACTAGTGAAAAGGACATTGAAGCCTTTTTAACCGAGTACAAACGTAGTAAAGTAATAATAGAAACGACAACAAGGGCAGTGCTTAATAGGGCAGTTGGGTTCGAAAAGAGGTTCGGGAAGCCGTTTTATGAATTTACCACGAACGAAGCCTTAGAAATGTACGAAAGTGCTCACGCAGTTTCGGTAGTATCGTTGCAGAACACTAATTTATTACTGAAGAATGCGTCAAGATGGTTCTGTCACAAGAGTGGTAGAGCCATCGACAGCGCATATGAAAAAATTACAAAGGATATGCTTGAAACGGTTGTTGACACAGAGAAACAGAAAAGTATGGTGTTGAGCCGAGAAGATGTAGATGATATTAAGGCGAACTTGTTAAACTACACGGATAAGGCAATAATAGAAGCATTATTCTTAGGTTTCGGATCATTGTGGCTTAGAGAATTGTCATTCTTCCAAATCTCACAGGTGGACACAAGCGACTATGTTGTGTACTTCAAGACAGGCAAGAGCATTCCTATAGATAAAGAGACTTATGAGTTGCTAAAAAGTGCCTGCGAAGAGGATGAACTTATGTCATTTGGTTCGACCGCAAGAGTAGCAAAGGTAGTTTCTCACGGCATCTACAAGGTAAGAGCAAACGCCTTGTCGAGTAATTCAGATTGGAATAGCGAGGGTGACATGGAGCGCAGATACAGATTCCTGTTGAGAAGACTTGCACTTATCTCAAAGGATCTTGACGTTAAGATATCGCCGACGGGGTTACAATCAAGCGGGCTATTATGGCATCTTCAACAAGGTATGAAAGAAACGGGTATGACATTTAGAGAGTATGTGAAAACAGAACATGCTTGCGACTTGGCGAGAAGGTATGACATTTTAACTGCGTTTCAAAGCCAGGTATTAGTTCAGAAATATGAGCAATATTTTAAAGAGGATTAATTTCCTCTTCTACACAAAACGATACAAAATGATTAAGGAGAAAGAAAGAATGTTGATTTTAAAAGGTGATTATGGGAAAAGTAGAGTGGTTGATTTTCTTATGGACAAATCTAACAGCCTCTGTTTTATGTATTATGATCATCCCGTTATTTTTAATAGCATCGGTTTGGATAGCAGAGAATATTCTTTGGAAGATTTTTTAGAATGTATTTCGGACACTCTCAAAATGGTTGTTATTGAAGATAAACATTATGATTATTTGATTATTTATACCAACAATGATGAAGTTGATTTACAGGGGATTATTGATTGGATAAACAAGCACAGATGGGATATTCCTTGTAGGGACGTTATTTTGACTTGTGTTTAAGGAGAACATGAATGAAATGGGAAAGACATAGCTGGGCAATTGTATTGGGTATTTTAGTAGTAATCCCACTTATATTGATAATTTTGGCGAATACTGCCTAAATTTACCATAATCTGTGGGTTGAAAACGAACAAACATTCGTGTATAATGTTACATGAGAATATTTATTAATCGACGAAAGGGAAATACAGATGAGAAAATATGACGAATGGGATCAGTTACAAGGACTACGTGGAAAGGTGACATTAAAGCATTTACTGTTTGGGGAGCAACAATATGGGTGTGATGAGCTTCAGGTGGTAAACGATGACGAGAAGATTGGAATTGTAGTGAAGGGAACTGAATTGTTCGTATACAAGCAGAAGGTAGTCGAGTTCTGCACTAGTGGGAATATGTTTGTGGTGGGAGATGATTTATTAGGAATTGAGGTAATTGTAAATAAAATGTAAAGAATGGTAAAAGGGTATTGACAAAAAGCTCTCTTTATGCTATAATATGTGTGAAATCAGAAAACAAAATGATTATTGCGAAAGGAGGGCTAATTTATGGGGGATAAGGTTTGGGTGCAATGCACTAGATGCGGCAATTTACATCAAGTTAAAAGCAAAGATGCGTCGATCTCAGACGACGATTTATATACAAAACCGATTTTTTGTCCCAAGTGTAGGGATGGTACGAAACATTTATTTATAGGTGAGCATAAGGATGATGTTTACTTATATGGAGATACAATGCTCGATGAAAGATTTTATAATTAACAATACAAAATGATTAATTAAAAGGAGAAAAATTATGTTTGGTTTTAATTTAGACACAGAAGATATGGCAGAGCTCGAAGATGAAATTCGTGCAACTTGCAAGATTACAATCCGTACTCTTGAGATTTTTTATGAAGAGTTACAGAACTCTAGTCTACCAGACGAAGTTAAGTTGGCGCTGCTTACTAGTAGGGCTAATAGCAAGTAAAAAATGATTAAAATTAGAAAGGATTAAAAGACATGGCAAATTTTGAAATTATTGCAACACTCAAGGCCGTAAAGGACGGCGACACATTTAAGGCGTTTGAAGTCCGTGATTTTGATAGCGGATGGCAGAACACAAGATATCGTTTTAACGCAATTTCGGGTAACAACCGTTTTATGCTTGAAATCGGAGGCGGTAAGTGGAAGGACGACAAGAAGAATAAGATTCTGACTTTCTCTAGAGCAGAAACAGGCAAGAAGCCTGAGAAGCTTGAAGTAAAATGGGAAGACAGAAAGAATCCTGAAATTATTGAGAAGGTGGCGGGATTTAAAATTTACACTTGCAATCTTCTGACTTTTGACGAAAGAAAGGCTCTTGAGGACGAAGGTAAGGAAGATGATGCAAAGAAGAAGAATCACCAGTTTCTTGAGAAAACTGAATTCGCAGCGCTTGTGAAGAAGGTAATCGATAGTGACAAGTACACAGATGCTAAGTTTAGAATTCTTGGTACGGTAGACTTCCAGTATAGCGAAAGCAAGGATCAGTACTACAGAACACTTTCCGTAGATAAGATGTACAAGGTGGCGGATGATACACCCTATAAGGCAGAAATGACCATTAATACCTTCTATACCGAGGACGCAATTGATGACGAATCTTATGATGAGAATAAGAAGATGCTTTTCAACTGTTATACCGATTATTACTTTAGTTCTATCAAGGAAAACAGATTTGTACCTATGACTCTTGTTATTAATGGTAATGGCGATGAGAAGGCAGAGAAGAAGGCCCTGGCGTTCAAGAAGAAGTTGACGGCATTTGATGATGAGGCGACCGTTAGAAAGTGTGGATTTGTATGCCAGATGATTGATGGTGCCGAAGAGCAGGCTATTACATACGACGATCTTGATGAAGACACCAGAGACAACATTGATATGGGTCTTATTGAACTCGAAGACGCCATTAAGGCACTCGGCGGTAGTATGTATGGAGATAGAATTACGGAGTACAGAATTCAGTCTCTTGCGAGAAACAGTGCTAAGGGCAGCGAGGCCACGGTCTATACTGAAGAAGACCTTAAGAGACTACCCGTGGTAAGTGATGAAGAGAGTGAGACCGTAGATATCTTCGATGAAGATTCTGATGATGACATTTGATAACAATTCAAAATGATTAAAAGGAGATAAATATTATGGGTAAGTTTGGAAAGAAAGTTAGTGTAAGTACCAATATCAATGATTATATGGTGGGTATTATGGCCCCAAGTGGGTTTGGTAAGACAACTCTGATGTATCAGATTTGCGAGAAGGAGTTTGGATCTGATGGCTATATCGTGTTAGATATGGGTACTGAGGACGGTGTATCTGCAATCGAGGGTGTAGTAGCAGAGCCCGTTCCTACTTGGAAGAAGATGAAGGAAGTTGTCGATGATATTGTAAAAAATAAGGATTCGGACTATCCAGACCTCAAGGTTGTGGTTCTCGATACTCTTGATGCCGCATTTGAGATTGCAGAGGCATATACCATCGACGCATGGAATAGAGAGAATATTAGTAAGAAAGATTTCACAAAGGCTACCAGCATCAATAGTGTTGAGGGCGGCTTCGGAAAAGGTATGGACCGTGTTATTGATACTGTTAAGAAGGAAATTACGAGACTTGAGAAGGTTGGTGTAAAGACTTATTGGACATCTCACGTTAAGGAGAAGGATCAGTCTGACCTGTTTACTGGTGCCAATTATACTTCTCTTACTGCTAATATGCCTATGAAGTATTTTAATAGCATCAAGAACTCCAGCCATGTAATTGGATTCGGATATTTTGATAGAAACATCGAGAAGCAGGAAGTAGGAGATGCTAATCCTATGACCAAGAAGAAAAAGGAACGTAAGGCAGTAATTGACGAGACTCGTAAGATTAAGTTCAGAGATGATGCACTCGTTGCAGATGCAAAGAGTAGATTCAAGTATATTACCGATGAAATTAATCTTGATCCCGATGAGTTTATCCAGGCAATTAAGGATGCTATTGAAGCCGAAAGAAAGAACGGCGGTGCCACTTCTGATACCAAGAAGACTACGACTAAGAAGACCACTAAGAAGGCAGAACCCGTAGTCGAGGAAGGCCTCGATGAGGAAGATATGGAGCTTCTTGCAGCCCTTAAAGAAACACTTGCTAAGGGCGAAGACGGTGCAGCAGATGACGATGTGCCTTTTGACCTTGATGATGAAGACATCTTCAATGAGGAAGAAGAAACTGCTGACGAGGATGTGGTTATCACTCTTGATGATGATAGATTGAATGCAATTAGAAGTGCATTCAAGGCGAGCGACGCGACTACTAAGGCAAAGGTTAAGAAGCACCTTGTAGATTACAACAACAAGCTTTCTGCAGAGATGAAGACTAGTGATGTCAACGCCATCGAGGAAATTCTTGGACTGAATGACGAGGTTTGATAATTGATATATAGGAGTGGTGGCAGGGCCACTACTCCTTATTTTTGACATAAGGAGAGACTTGAGATGAACAATGGTATGATGGGTAAAGCAATGCTCGTTACTTATGCGGAGATGGGCGTTGTAATTGATAAATTTGATGATGTGGATGAGGGTGTTATTTTGCTATTTACGGTTCCTAAATCTTCGTATCATATCGGTGCTAAAGGCGTAGAAATGAGTGGCAGACATTTGGCCTCACGAGTGAAACAAACGCTTGAAGAGATGGGCATGGTGTTTACAGACATTCGTTATCATATTCGTGATGAGCATTGGGACGCCACGAAGGCAGAGATAGCTAAAAGAGCGGCATATAAGGATATGGGATATAAGGATTGGCAGATTAATAAGCGTGTTTGAGGAGGGATTGAGATGGCAAGATGCAAATGCAAAATCTGTGGCACAGAGCTTGACACGAAGACGGCATATAAAGTCACAGATAAGAATAATAAGAACAAATACTTTTGCTCAGCCTCTGAGTTTGAGGCAGAAGAAGAGCGTAAGAAAAAGGCCCAGGAAGACAAGGATAAAGTGTATCGTTTGATATGCGATATTATGGGCGAGAAGGAGATAATTAGCACTGCGTTGTTCAAGGAATGGCAGGTCTGGAATAAGGTCGCAGATAACGCAAAAATCGCTAAGTACTTAGCAGAAAATAAGGATTACTTAACTTCGGCGATTGCTAGGTTGGGGTCTTCCGAGTACGCGCGTATACGCTATTTGTCGGCGATTATTAGGAATAAAATTAAGGCGTTTAAGCCGAAGACAATAGAAGTTGCTCCTCCTAAGGTTGTAGTAGAAGAGCACTATGAAACAAAATACAAGCCAAAAGCTAGACAAGCTCTTTTGGATTTTGAGGAGGATTGTTAATGAATAATTTATATATAAGTGGAGTTACCGAGAAAATTCCCAAGGAATTACTTGAGGGGCGTGTCAATATCGAGGCGAACGTGATTGGCAGTATGGTTAATGATATGTTGCTGGTAGAGGACACAAATATCGATAGCTCCAAATTTTTAACAAAGGATGCGAGATTAATTTACGGCATCTTGAAGACACTTAGAGATAAAAAGTGTACGGTGTTTGACGAGGTGTCCGTTTTAACATATGTATCAGAAGATGTGAGAGAGAAGCTTGAAGAGAGCGGTGGTTTCAAGGCAATTAAGAATATGGCGGATTGCGTGAATAATCAGAACTACGAGAGCTACCTTGACAATCTTCTGAAATCAAATATGATTATTGATATGCACAAGTTTGGTTTTAATCTACTTGAACCTATCCAATATGAGGGTAAAACAATTAACCCATTGAGACTTTTTACTAGAATGTCGAGTGAACAGGTTACCGACTGGTACACATCGAAACTTGAAAGTTTT